TGAGTCGTACGGCAACGGCGGCTCTCCGTCAATTATTAGATGCGGGTACCCTATCAAACTTACCAGCAGGATTTAAACAAAGAGGTGTAAGAGTTAGAGATGAGGCATCACCAATACAACCAGGTGAATTTAAAGATGTAGATGCACCAGGTGGATCTTTACGTGATGCATTCTTTCCATTACCATACAAAGAACCGTCTCAAACATTATTAAATTTATTAGGTATAGTTGTACAAGCTGGTCAAAGGTTCGCGGCTATTGCTGACATGCAAGTGGGAGATAGTAATCAACAAGCTGCAGTTGGTACAACAATTGCATTATTAGAGCGTGGATCAAGAGTAATGTCTGCAATACATAAAAGATGTTACGCAGCTATGAAATCTGAATTTAAATTACTTGCAAAAGTTGTAGCGCAGTATCTACCACCTGAATATCCATATGATGTTGTTGGTGGTGCAAGAAATATTAAACAAACAGATTTTGACGACAGAGTAGATATTATTCCTGTAGCGGACCCTAATATATTTTCTATGTCACAAAGAATTACATTAGCGCAAACACAATTACAGATCGCAACATCAAATCCACAAGCACACAACATGTATCAAATATACAGAAACATGTATGAAGCGATCGGTGTAAAAAATATTGATGCAGTATTACCACCACCTGCACCAAACGCACCAATGGACCCAAGTATGGAGCATATTAATGCAATGGTAATGAAACCTTTTCAAGCTTTTCCTGGTCAAGACCATCAAGCACACATTACAGCTCATTTAAATTTTATGTCGACTAATATGGTTAGAAATAATCCACAAATTATGGCTGCAATACAAAAAAATATACTAGAACACATTTCAATTATGGCGCAAGAGCAAGTTCAACTTGAATTTAGAGAGCAAATGCAACAAATGATGCAAATGCAACAGATGGCGGCTGGAAATCCACAAGTACAACAGCAATTACAGATGCTTACAAACCAAGTTGAAGCAAGAAAAGCGGTGTTGATTGCTGAAATGACTGAAGATTACATGAAAGAAGAGAAGAAAATTACATCACAATTTGATTCTGACCCACTATTGAAGCTAAAATCACGTGAAGTTGACCTTCGAGCAATGGAAAACGAGCGTAAAAAGAACGCTGATGAAGCAAATCAAGATTTAAACAGAGCAAAATTGATGCAAGCGAGAGATTTAGCCGAAGATAAGCTAGATCAAAACGAAGATTTAGCAAAATTACGTGCTGGAGTTAGTCTTGCAAAGCAAGGTGTACAACAAGCTCAAGTTATGATAGGAGAAGACGAATAAAAAGGAGCAAAAAATGCAAAAACTTAATAATATTAAAATTAGTTCAGTTCCAGATCAAAAAGTTGAGATAGATCCAAGATCTAAAACAACTGCTGACAAAGCATTTAACTTTATTGCTAAACCT